AGTGATGGGTGAGTTCAAAGAAGGAACTCTGCACAGCGGCAAAGGCGGCAAAGTTGTGAAGAGTCCTAAGCAGGCTGTAGCAATTGCATTGTCTGAAGCCAAAGTGGCAGCTAAAGCTACCCCTAAACAATCTAAAAAGTAATGAGCAAAGAACCAAAGATTAGAAGCGTTGGTAAAGTGTTGACTGCTGGTGTAGCCAACACCATCTACACCTGCCCTGACAACTATGTTGCCAAGATGAATTTGTTGTTTGTTTCCAATCATGGCGGCAACAACAAAACTGTTTCTATTCAATGGAACGACTCAAGCGCTAGTCAGAGCTATTACATTGTTGGCGGCTATGTGTTGTCTGCTTACGGCTATCTCAAACTTGACGGTAGCTATCTTGTCCTCAACCCCGGTGACACTCTCATTGTGACACCCGAGGCAGGTAGCTCTATGGATACTACTGTCACCGTCGAAGAATATTACGAACAGGCATTGTTTTAATCATGGCTAAAAAAGAACTTACAGAACAACAGAAACGATTCCTTGAGGTGTTGTTTGCTGAAGCCAATGGCAACATCAACCACGCTATGAAGATGGCAGGGTTCTCTGAAGGCTATAGCCGCCGTCAACTCACCAACGCATTGAAGGAAGAGATCATTGAAGCTACACAGCTTTACATTGCTATGGCGGCTCCAAAGGCTGCGGTGGCTATGATTGCTGCCATTGACGATCCTACAGAGCTTGGTCTTAAAGAGAAGATGTCAGCCGCTAAAGACTTGCTTGACCGTGCTGGTCTGGTAAAGACTGAGAAGGTGCAGGTAGAGAGCAACACAGGTGGTGTCATGATCTTGCCTGCTAAGGAACGCGAAGAAGAATGATTGAAGTTGACACTACCAAGTATGACTTTGGTTTAGGTGTCTTCATACTGCCGCAACCTAAAGATGCGAAAGAGTATGTTAAGATACCACGATTGGGAAGAACTATCCCTTTCGGCTATGTGATTGATGAAACTGATGATGGCTGGTTAGTTCCTGTACCTCTGGAGCTAGAGGCGCTTGAGAAAGCTAAGAAGCATCTGAAGCAATATAGTTTGAGACAGGTGTCAGCTTGGCTCACTACTGTGACTGGTAGAGAAATAAGTCATGTAGGTTTGATGAAGAGGATTAAGAGTGAACAGTCCCAAAGACGTAAGTCCTCTACTTATCGAGAGCTTGCCGACAGGTACGAAAAAGCCCTTAAGAAAGCGCAAGAGTACGAAAAAAGAACAGGCACCGGACAAGACAGCTTCTTCGGTAGTGATCGATTCGTCCAACTTAGCGCCACCTTCTCCGACAACAGCACCGATAGTTGAGCCTGTTGAGTATGAGAACGTCATCTTCAAACCCAACCCCGGTCCTCAAACAGCTTTCTTAGCTGCTCCTGAGCGTGAGGTGTTGTATGGTGGTGCCGCTGGTGGTGGTAAAAGCTATGCCATTCTTGCCGATCCTCTGCGTTACATAGCCCATCCACAATTCTCTGGACTCATTCTTCGTCACACCACTGAAGAACTGCGAGAACTCATTTGGAAATCGCAAGAGATGTATCCAAAGATATATCCCGGTATCAAGTGGAGTGAGAGAAAGATGCAATGGCAGCATCCAAGTGGTGGCAAACTGTGGATGTCCTACCTTGACCGTGACGAAGACGTCATGCGTTATCAGGGTTTGTCGTTCTCCTACATCGCTTGGGACGAGTTGACACAGTGGCCTACACCGTTTGCCTACAATTACATGCGTTCTCGTCTGCGTACAGCAGCACCTGACCTGCCTGTGTTCATGAGAGCTACCACCAACCCCGGTGGTCCCGGTCATCAATGGGTCAGGAAGATGTTTATTGTCCCTGCACCGCCCGGTAAAAGCTTCTATGCCACCGACATTGACACAGGACAGATGCTGGTTTACCCAAAAGGGCACAGCAAAGAAGGCTTACCTCTATTTAAACGCAAGTTTATATCGGCTAAGCTGGCAGACAACCCCTATTTGGCTGAGTCTGGTGACTACGAAACCATGTTGTTGTCTCTACCGGAGCACCAACGTAAGCAATTGCTTGAGGGAAACTGGGATATTGCTGAAGGTGCAGCGTTTTCAGAGTTCAATAGGACCATTCACGTAGTAGAACCCTTCACTATCCCTGCAAATTGGCCCCGATTCAGGTCTTGTGACTACGGCTACGGTAGCTATAGCGCTGTTTTGTGGTTTGCTGTAGCGCCCGATGACAGTTTGGTGGTGTATAGAGAGCTTTATGTCAGCAAAGTGCTGGCAGAAGACTTGGCTGTGATGGTGATGAACGCTGAAGACGGTGAAAAGATACGTTATGGTGTGCTGGATAGCTCATGTTGGCACAAACGTGGTGACACTGGACCGTCTATTGCTGAACGAATGATTATGAAGGGGTGCCGTTGGCGTCCCGCTGACCGTTCTGCTGGTAGTAGGGTGGCTGGTAAGAACGAAATACACCGCCGTCTACAGGTTGACCAGTATACAGAGGCTCCGCGCATTGTATTCTTCAACACCTGTACGCAAATCATTGCTGACTTGCCTACGCTACCTATTGATAAGACAAACTTAGAAGACATTAACACCAAAGTTAGCAACGATCACACCTATGACGCCCTGCGTTATGGCGTAATGAGTCGTCCACGTAGCGGATTGTTTGACTTTGACCCTGCTTCACAACACACAGGTATGACTATTGCCGATCCCACAATGGGTTACTAACATGTTATACCTTTACGCATTGACGTTCTAACACGGAAACACTATGGCACTAATTGATAAACCTACAACCGACAAAGTATTGGCACTGGAAGACGCTGCCACTGATGCAGACGCCTTCAAAGCCAGTGGCTTGATCTCGTTTGTAAAGGAGCGCTACACTAGGTCTGAAGAGGCTCGTCGCACTGATGAGACACGATGGCTCAAAGCCTATCGCAACTATCGCGGCTTGTATGGTCCTGATGTGCAGTTTCTGGCGACAGAGAAGTCTCGGGTGTTTGTTAAAGTTACCAAGACTAAGGTGTTGGCAGCGTATGGTCAGATCATTGATGTGTTGTTTTCTAACAACAAGTTCCCTTTGAGTATTGATCCGTCTGTGTTGCCTGAAGGTGTTGTTGATTCTGTTCACTTCGACCCCAAAGCTACACCGTCTGCACCATCTATTCCGTTCGGTGAAGAAGGTGCTGCCAGCATTGGTAGCGACTTCGACCTCGACAAGCTGGAAGAGATGTTGGGTGCGATGAAGGATGACTTGAAAGACTTGCCGGGTTTGAAGAAGGGACCGGGAGTGACGCCAACGTCTGTCACTTTCTACCCTGCTATGGTGGCAGCTAAGAAGATGGAGAAGAAGATTCATGATCAGCTTGATGAGAGTGGTGCCAGTAAGCATCTGCGTCTGTCAGGCTTTGAGATGGCTCTGTTTGGTACAGGCGTGATGAAGGGTCCGTTCGCTGTCAACAAAGAATATCCAAACTGGACAGATGATGGTGAATACAAACCGACAATCAAGACAGTACCAGAGGCATCACACGTTTCCATCTGGAACTTCTATTGGGACCCCGATGCAAACAACACAGACGAATGCCAATATGTTATTGAGCGTCACAAGATGTCGCGCACACAGCTTCGTGCTTTGAAGAAGCGCCCTCACTTCCGTGGCAGTGTTATCGATGACATCATTGCAGGCGGTGAAGGCTACGCCAAGAAGTATTGGGAAGACACTCTCAAAGACTACTCCCTCAACTACGGTGTTGATCGTTTTGAAGTGTTGGAGTATTGGGGTAATGTTGATGTTGATTTGCTTGAAGAGAATGACATTGAAGTTCCTGAAGAGTTTGAAGGTGAACTCCAAGCCAACATTTGGTATTGCAACGGTAAAATCATTCGCCTTGTGTTGAATCCTTTTAAGCCAGCCAAGATTCCGTACTACGCTGTCCCCTACGAACTTAACCCCTACTCTCTTGCAGGTGTTGGTGTCGCTGAAAACATGGACGACACTCAAACCCTGATGAACGGTTTTATGCGTATGGCGGTGGACAACGGAGTCTTGTCTGGCAACCTCGTTTTCGAGATTGATGAAACCAACCTTGTCCCCGGTCAAGACATGAGCGTCTATCCCGGTAAGGTGTTTCGCCGTCAAGGTGGCGCACCCGGTCAGGCTTTGTTTGGTACAAAGTTTCCTAACGTGTCGCAAGAGAACCTTCAGATGTTTGACAAGGCTCGTCAGCTTGCTGATGAATCGACAGGTATGCCGTCGTTCGCTCACGGTCAAACTGGCGTGAGTGGTGTTGGTCGTACAGCGTCTGGTATCTCGATGCTGATGAATGCTGCCAGCGGTTCTATCAAGACAGTGATCAAGAACGTTGATGACTATCTGCTTGCTCCATTGGGTAAAGCGTTCTTCAACTTCAATATGCAGTTTGACTTCGACCCTGAAATCAAAGGCGACTTGGAAGTTAATGCTCGTGGTACAGAATCGTTGATGGCTAATGAAGTAAGAAGTCAGCGACTGATGCAGTTTATGCAGATCGTTGCCAACCCTGCGTTGATGCCATTTGCTAAGATGCCCTACATTGTTCGTGAGATTGCTAAGTCGATGGACCTCGATCCGGATAAAGTTTCTAACAACATGGAAGAAGCTGCACGTCAAGCTGCTCTGATGCAACCTGCTGCTCCTGCACCAACTGAGCCGGGCGCTCCTGCTGTGCCGGGTGCTGGTGGTCCTCCCGGTGTTGCTGACATGACAGGTGGTGGTGGTGGCAACATTGGTGTTGGTGCTGCTGCACAACCGGGTGAGCAAGGCTTTAGCGCTGCACCTCCACAGATGCCAGCAGGAATGCAATGATGGATAAGTCGTTCCTTCCTAAGCTCAAGGGTATGCTCAACAGTCCTCATGTTTGGGATGCCTTCATCGACAAACTCGACTACGACATCGAACAACAACAACGTAAACTTGAACAGGCAACGGACCTGCAAGAAGTGTTTAAGGCGCAAGGTGCAATTGCTGCACTGCGTCATCTCAAATATCTAAAGGATGAAATCAATGCTGGCTGATCAAATGAATAACATGTTTGCTGAAGGTGGTGTCATGCAAGAAGGTGGCACAGTCGATCCAGTTTCTGGCAATGAGGTGCCGCCCGGTGCTATGGCAGAAGAAGTTCGTGATGACATTCCTGCACAACTCAGTGAAGGCGAGTTCGTCTTCCCTGCTGATGTAGTTCGCTTCATTGGTTTGCAAACATTGATGAAGCTGCGCGACAAAGCCAAGGCTGGTCTGAAGCGTATGGAAGAGATTGGTCAGATGGGTAATGCTGAAGAAGTTGACAATGCTGAGTCTTTGTTTGGTGGTGAAGAGATGGACGATGATATGTTCTCGTCTGAGATTGATTCCATCATGGCCGAGGAAGACTAATCATGGCGTGGGACTATAACCAATACATGAATAGTCTCAGGGCTGACGCTCAAGACTATACCGATGCTCTCTCTAAATTGGGCGATCAAGACTCTGTGATGTCACAGAACGCACAGAACATCTACAAAGAAATGTTGGTGCAACAAAAAGCTGGTAGCGCTCAGTATTGGTCTAAGGGTAATCTAGGTAATGAAAAAGCCGCTGCTGCTGACTTTGCTTTGCGTCTTGCTGAAAATGGTATTGGTTCATTGAGTGAGTTGGGTAAGCGCACTGTTGATGTTAAAGTTGTTGATAGTGAAATGGGTGGTGAAACTACACAAACACGAACAGAATACTACAACAAATCTACAGGCGAATCTTTACCAGATTGGGATAGAGTAGCTGTTGGTCCTAATAGTGGATCGCGGTTAGCTTACAACATGCATTTCACTGAAGACGGTATGGCTATACCTTACACCACGAGGGTGACAAGTGAGTGGGTTGATTTCAGAGAAAACGTTGTCAAGCCTGTAGCTGGAATAGTATTGGCAGCATATGGTGTACCCTATGTATCGACAGCATTGGCTGGTACTGCTGCTGGTGCATCAATAGCCGCTGTGGGTGGTCAAGCAGCCATCACTGGAGTCTCTGCTGCTGCTGTATCAGGTGGTGTTTCTTTGTTGAGTGGTGCAAGCTTTGAAGATGCTTTGAAGAATGCTCTAACTAGTGGCCTCACCGCTGGCGCATCAGCAGGTTATGCCGATACTATTGGTCAAACATTAGGTTTTTCACCGGGCAG